CACCTCTGGTAAATCCAAGAAGTTTGCGGTGCTAGCTAAACAAGGCGACAAGGTTCGTCTTATCAGGTTCGGTGATCCTAATATGACTATCAAGAAGGATCAACCGGCGCGTAGGCGTAGCTTTAGAGCTAGGCACAAGTGCGATACTAATCCCCCTAGTAAACTTACAGCCCGATATTGGAGCTGTAAGAAATGGTAAAGGAGAAACTTATGGGATACGGTAAAAAAAAGGGTAAAGGCAAAGGTAACTTAGGAAACCGCTGCTAACCATGAACATAAAAGAACTCGCTGCTCAAGCGTCTGTTGTACTTAGTAACCCTGTCTTTGAAGAAACTATCAAGACCTTGGAAGACAATCTAACAGCAGAATGGAAAAGCAGCGAAGATCCTAATCAACGAGAACTATGTTGGCTACGACTACAAGCGTTACATTCTATCACAGAACAACTAAACGCTTTCGTACACAACGACAAAATTGAAAACTACGAGAAATGAGGAATCAAAGATGAGCACGGCACAGACCAATCCGCAGGACGCGGAAGTCGCACAGCCACAGCTTAGCATGTTCGATGTTATGTTTGGAAGTGACGAGAGCACTAATCCAGAACAAACTATCGAAGAACCCGTTGAACTAGAAGAGTACGAATTTGGGTCAGAGCTTGAAGCTGAAGCTGATGACACAGAAGAGTACGTCGAGGACGACGGTGACTACGAGGTAGACGAAGAAGAGGAACAACCGGAAACCCCGCGCTACTACGTCAAAGTTGACGGTGAAGAGCAAGAGGTCACTCTGGACGAACTTCGGAACGGCTATCAGAGACAAGCGGATTATACCCGTAAGTCTCAGGCACTTGCAGAACAGCGCAAGGCCTATGAAGCTAACCTCCAGGCAATTCAGTCGGAACGTGAGCAATACAGTCAAGCTCTTGAACTGATGTCAGCTCAACAAAAAAATGAGTTGTCTCAGTACGAGAACATCGACTGGAAAGCTCTCAAAGAAGACGACCCCATGGAATACATGGAAAAGCGTCTGGAGTATCAGGATGCTCGTGACCAACTGGCGCGAGTACAACAGGAACAGCAACGTGTCTCCGAACAGAGACGGTTACAAGTCCTGGAGCAAACTCAGAAAGTTATGGAAAACGAAGCTAAGAAATTATCTGAAGTTTTACCTGCTTATGCTGACCCTAGCTCAAACCTGAAAACAGAACTGAGAGACTATGCCTTGTCTTTAGGTTTCTCTCAGGACGATCTTAATAGTATTGTCGATCACCGTGTAGTAGTGGTGCTGCATAAAGCTATGCTCCAAGACCGCGCGGCTCAAGGTACTGTTAGGAAAGCCAAAGCTTCAAAGCCTGTGCCCAAGGTTGTCAAGTCAGGAACTCCTGAGTCTAAAACACAGCGTAGCAAAAAAGCTTCGCAACAGCGCAGAGAGAGACTGGCTAAGACCGGTAGTACGCGAGATGCCACTAGTGTTTTTCTGGACTTAATCTCTTAAACTAAGGAAACCAAACTAATGGCACAACCAACTGGAGTATATGTAACCTATTCTTCCGTAGGTCTTCGGGAGGATTTGGAAAATGTGATCTACGACATCTCACCAACGGATACACCATTTATGTCTATGGGTGGTCGTATGGATGCGATTGCTGTAAATCACGAGTGGCAAACAGATGCACTTGCAGCCGCTAGCGCTAGCAACTTCCACGAGGAAGGCGCAACGCTGACAGCTGCTGAGCCAGCGCCGACTACCCGCCTTGGTAACATCTGTCAGATTGCTCTGAAAACCACGCTTGTCTCAGGTACTCTTGACGCAGTATCTAAGGCTGGTCGTCGCGAAGAGCTTGCCTACCAGATGACCAAGCGTTCAGCAGAGCTAAAGCGCGATATGGAAACATCTCTCGTAGGTGCTAACCAAAGCAAGACCGCTATGTCAGCAGACAGCACGGTTCGTAAGCTTGGTTCGCTTTCTGCGTGGGTTGCTACCAACGTAGACGAAGCTTCTGACGCGACTGCCGGTGGTAACGGTACTGCTCGTACAGACGGTACTGCTCGTTCCTTCACCGAGACACAGCTCAAAGCTGCGATCTTGTCTGCATATGACGAAGGTGCAAACATCAAATACTTGATGATGTCACCTGCTAAAAAGCAGACCTTCTCTAGCTTTGTCGGTGTCGGTGCTTCTGGTGGAGCTTCCAACCGTATCGACGCTGCTGACCAGCGCATCATCGGTGGCATGGACGTATACGTCTCTGACTTCGGTGAGATGGCAGTTGTACCTAACCGCTTCCAGCGCGCTAGCGACGTATGGTTGCTAGACCCAGAGTACTACGGTGTCGCTTACCTGCGTCCGTTCTTCCAGAAAGAGGTTGCTTCAACCTCCGACGGTGAGCAACGCGCAATCATCGCTGAGTACACACTCGTTGTTAAGAACGAGAAAGCTCTCGGCGCTGTATACGACTTGTCGTAAATCTAAAACGGGGAGGGTCCTAGTGGCTCTCCCCAATTAGAGGTTAACATGGATTCCCCTATTAAAACAAAAGCCAAGTACGATCACACAACAGACAGCATTGTTGTCAATCGTGTGCAGGACGTTGAACCCCTGCTGGAACTCAATAAGAAAGAACTTAACGGCGACTCGATGTATGGTCCGCAGAATAACTCTGGGATGCGTAAGGTCGCTAGTATTCCGCTGGTCGTGATCGAAAAGTGGAAAAGAGAACTAGGCGTAGATGTCTTTAACAAAGACCATATGCCCAAGGTTAAGCAACTTCTTAATGACCCAGAGTACAGATGGCTTCGGACACACGAAAGTAACATCTAATGGCGCTAGCTAACTATAACCAATTACAGACTAGCATCGCGAACTATTTGAACCGCACCGATTTGGACGCGGTTATTCCTGATTTTATAACGTTGACCGAACGCAGGTTAGATCGAGACGTCCGTGCTCGCGCTAACATGATACGTGCCAACACAACCACCGTCTCTGGCACGGCGTTCTACACTCTTCCGACAGATATGCTTGAGCTACGTAATATTGTCTATGACAGTTCTAGTAACAGCTACGCTCTTGCATATATGTCGCCAGAGTCCTTAAGCCGAGAGTACGGTACTTATACCAACGGCGCTCCACGCGCATACTCGATAATCGGAGAGGACCTAAAAATTGCTCCTACACCTGACGGGGCCTACACCCTCGGAATCAACTACTACCAAGCGCTCACCCCTTTGTCCTCTAGTGTCTCCACTAATAACATTCTTAGCAATTTCCCTGAGCTGTATCTCTACGGCTCATGTGGCGAGGGAGCTGTATATCTTAATGATAACGAACAGCTCCAGCGTTTCTCAGCTCTTTACCTAGAAGCTTTAACATCTGTCCGCGCTGCTGAAGACGCCGCTAGATACAGTGGTACAGTAATGACCATGAGTGTCCAAGGTGATCCAGGAGGTATGGTCCGTAGAGGAGCATAGGTATGAGTAATCAACTTTTAACAGAAGCTGAGGTTGGTCTTTTAACCGAAGACTTCCAAGCTCTTACCAAGGAACACCCTACACCCTTTTGGACCAATACGAACAATACGCTCGTACAGCAGGACGAAGGTAACTTACTGTTCCAAGACGATAGCTACATAGTTCTACAGTCGTACGAAGCGTTTGCAGACAACTGGTCTAGACAGAGTACTGAAGAGGATACTTTTAGGCGTACGATGTTTAACCTGGTGCAGCAAGACGGTGGTAATCTTTTGTTCGAGGACGGTAGCTTTGTAGCTGATCAAGCCTTTGGGCGAACTGTATGGACACGCGTAGATGGCTAAAGAAATCTTTGACATAAACGGACTACAGGGCGGCTTCTCGTTTAACCACGATTTGTCTCCCTACGACATGCCGCCTAATATGTTCAACGATGTTCAAAACGTTCGCTTCTCTGACAAGAAGGCTGGTCGTATCGAGGGGCACACCCAGGTACTAGGTACCCCCAGTGCTGATCCCTATTGGGCCATAAGTTGGACAAAGGGGTCTACAGATCTGTGGATCTACGGTGGTACTACGCAGCTTTACCAGATCAACGACACCACGCACTCTACTGTTACTCGTACGTCCGGTGCGTATACAACTTTGTCTGGCACAGAGAACAATTGGCAAGGCGGTATCCTAGGCGGTGTCTTGGTCTGTACCAACGGCCTGGACGTACCGCAGAAGTATGCACAGGGGGACAGCCGGTTCTCCGACCTGACCAACTGGCCTAGTACTCTGCGCTGTAAGAGCATCGTTCCGTTTAAGAACCACCTGATTGCTCTGAACCTAACAGACAGCGGTACAGAGCTACCGTTCTCTATACGCTGGAGCGACGCTATTCCCGAAGGTGCATCGTCCAACGGTGCTAACACATGGGTCACGTCTAGTACAGATTCAGAGGCAGCTCAGACTACCATCGGTGGTACAAAGGGGCATGTGCTTAACGCCTTGTCTCTGGGCAACGAGCTAATGGTCTACAAGGAAGACAGCGTGTACGCAATGACGTACGTTGGCGGCGCGTTTACCTTCCAGATCCGCGAGCGCTTTAAGAACGCTGGTCTGATTGCACAAAACGCCGTGACCGCTCTGGGCGATGGTCGTCATGTCTTTGTCGGACCAGACGACATCTATATACACAACGGTACACAGTTGCGTAGCATCGTAGACGACCAGGTGCGTACGTTCTTCTTTAACGACCTAGAGCAGGACTCAGCGTACCGTACGTTCTGCGCTCATAACAACATCAAGAACGAAGTCTGGATCTGCTACGCTGCGTCTGACGCTACCGACGATTTGCCTAACAAGGCTTTGATTTGGAACTACGTCGATAACTCTTGGTCTACCCGCGACTTACCCGGTACTAGGTATATAGCACAGGGTATAGTCAATCCAACGTATACCAACTCTTGGACTAATACTGCCACAACCTGGCAGGACACGCCAAGCACATGGGGCTTTAA